ATTACTCTCCTAGTATTTTATTTTTTTATTCCTCTACCAATACTACCAGAGGTTGCTGCACTCATTATAGTATCCCACATAGAATCTTGTTCATTCTTTGTTGGAACACTTCCACCTTGCAATACACCAGCTGTTCTTGCTTGATTACTTGTGTCAGGCTTTTGAATTACAGGCTCACTATATTCACCTTTATTCATTTTAAAAAGCTTAACTAAGTTATCAAGAGGAACATTATCTTTTGGTTGCTGAGCAAACTGCATAAATTCTTGCACTTCGTCTTTAGCCATACCAAAATCTCTTTCTAGTTTATCAACTGTTTTTGTAATGAATTGCTTTTGCTCTTGTCCTCTCATAGCATTGCTAACAGCATTATTAATTCTTGCCTCCTCTTCTTTCACACGAAATTCGTATGATGGAGAGCCAGGTTTATTGTACGCATCCCACGGATTGAAGTCGTCTTCTTTTAACTGTGCTGTTTCAGCTTTCTTTTCCTCACCATTATTACCGACAATACTATCTCTTAAAGTTTCTACAAGGTCAGGTCTCTGCTCTAGTAGGTTCACTAATGGTTTATACTGGTCTAAGTGTTTCTTATCAGTAACAGCCTTGTCATACATAGACTGAAATTTTTTAGCTTCTTTTTGCCAATCCATTGATTCTTGTCCTTCTAAAGTACCTTCCTGTTGAGACTCAGCTTGAACCGTATCCATAGATTCTACAGCTTGAGCATCGGTTGTTGATGTTTCATTATTCATTGTAATCTCCTTCGATGTCTAGTTCTCTTGTTGAGCAGAACCACGTTTGACTTCAGCCTCTACGACTTTAAGTTCTCCACGTAATTTCTCGAGTTCTAGCAACACCTTATCGTTTAGTTTGTTTTTACTAATACGCCTATCGGCAGTGGCGTTAGATTCTATATCACGTAAACGAGTCTTAAATTTCTCAACTTCAGTTCGTTTTCTGTCGGATATTGATTCTCTTGTAGCCGTTTGCAGGTCTCCCTGTAAATCTTTTATTGTTTCTGACATACTTGCCATTTGCTGCTCCATTGCTGCTCTTTGATTCATACGACTTAAAATACCTTCTTTATCAAAGATGTCTGGGTTTTTCTTTAACACTTCTACTTGGTCTACTAATCCCATTTGGAACGCTTCCATATACACAGCTAACTCTGCATATTTACTTGTAGGCAATGTGGAACCTGATTCAATACCTACATCGTGTTGTTCTAAATTGTGTTTATCTTTCTTCAAATCAAAAACAACTCTTGTTTTATCTGTATATATTTGTGCTAATTGTTCTGTTATGTCATTGTTAGGTTGAACCAAACGCATAAGCTTTGGTACGTCATAGTGTGTCTTAGCATAGTTATACATCACCTTACCAAGTCTTTTAATACTAAATTCTACATCTCTTAATTTAGATTTAGGTCTCTCACTTCCTAACGCTATAATTCTTTCTGTGCCTCTTGCAGTATCTGGCTGCTGTCCAACCCCTTGCATAATCTCTGGAATACCAAAAATAAAGTTTATATAGAACTCACATTGTTGTATCAATCTATAAAACTCTCCAGTCAAAGGTTGAGGTGCTGGATAGTGCGGCTCACCTTGTGATGAGTCTACCTCTATTACTGCATTTGGATTTGCCCAATCTTTTTCTAGTTGTGAAATATTTTCTACACTTCCAATAGGAACCATAAGTTTTAAACCTGCTGATGCTTGGGCGTGAGATAGTGCTAATGACCATAGTTTATTTAACAAACGTTGCATTGGTCTTGCTCTGGAGACATCAGAACGAGGATAAGGGGTTTGAGTCCAAACGTTTGCAATAGGTACTATTGGGTATACATCTGTGTTTAAAATAGTTTCATACAACACTACCTCACCTATACTTGCAACAACTTTAATTCTATTTTGATAAACTTGTATTATGTCTACCTTACCCTGTTCAACTAATTTTTTGTTTTGTTCTAAAAATATTCTGAAGTCTGCTTCATCTACAATAAACTCCTTACCATTTTCACTATCCAACAAACGGTAAAAAGGAACTTTAACTTTAGTGAATCTTTCTAATATCTGGAATCGTTTATAGTTTTGTTCTGTGTATCCTCTTACGGTATCAGGAGTATAAGTATTTAAAGAATTTTTATTTATATTATCAGGGTAGTCCTGTTCATTGGAGTATGTAGATATAGTATCTATCAGTGGGTCTATCTCTTCTCCAGTTTCTGGGTCTACACTTGAACCAAGTTCTGGATACAAGTTTAAAACCTGAGTCTCCGTAAGTATTGTAGATAAGATTATATTATCTGCGTCTGTAAAAAATCTATCTCTGGATGAAGCTGGGACATACACTCTGAACGGGTCAAGGTATGAAAACTTTACATCCCCTTTACCAAAGTCAGAGTCATAGTCAATGTAAGCGTATAAAAATCCAAGCCCTACTACACAATAATCGTGTATCGCTTGTTTCACCTGTGCGTCTCCTTCTGAGTTCTGCCAGGCAAATCCCATTACCTCCCTCCAAAGATAGGCTAATGATGTATCTGAATCCTCCCTAGGGACCACTGTAAATGCTGGTGGTCTGGATGTCAGCATACTTTTAAGTCTTTCAACAGCAGGAGATATTCTATCCATAGGAACATCTGCCTGGTTTCTCGCTGATAATTCATGCGATTCTGCTTCTGTAAAATGATTACCTAAGTAAAAGTCTAAATCTTGTCTAGCATCTGTCTCCCAAGCCTTCCTATCATTCTTATATCTGTCAAATAGTTCTCGGTTTGTTAATGCTCTTTTGTCATATTCCATATTTTTTCCTAGAAAAAGATGTAGTTTATCGTCTGAAATTTACGAAATTTGTGCAAGTCGTAGCAAGAAGTATCAATCAATACTACCTGTTATCCAGTTGTATACCTTGTTTTTCTTTATATTAACTTGTTTTTCTATCCTGTCTTTAAAATTTTTAACATCTATAGCGGTGCTACTAGGTGCTTTTGCAAAGTAATCTGCATAGTACAATGCATCCATAAGGTCGTCATTCTTTGGTTTAGGGTGTTCAAACAACTCATCCACTATTTCTGTCATATGTTTTTTGATATATAGCTTCTTTGAATTAACTATAGGACCAAGGGTTGTTTCCAACCTATCTTCTTTCTTAATACCATATGGAGGCTTAACCCCTTTAAATATACCAGGCATTAATCTTTTATCAGCAACAGATATTCTACTAGTCATATCTCTTACCATTTCTTGTGCAGCAACTGTTTCTATACTTACTCTTCTAACTGGTGCATACTTCTTAGCCATCTTAACTATCTCTTCTGCCATATCGAATGCTGGTATCTTTTCTCTAAAGTAATCTATGATATATCTATTTTTATTTGCATCAATACCCATAACCATAATGACTTGATAGTCTGATGTCTTTGTTGCTGTAGCAGCA